CATCTCCGATCGCGTCATCTCCGATCACGTCATCTCCGATCGCGTCATCTCCGATCACGTCATCTCCGATCACGTCATCTCCGATCTCACCTTTTCGGCGCCTTCGACATGACGCGAAAATGGCTCGCGCGAGGTCGCTGGATCTGGGCTGTTTCATGCTCTGTCACCTCTGCGCTGCGCGCTTGGTCGACCCCGATCTAACGAGATCAACCAAGCGCGCGACGGCGGGTTACGGTTTAGGCGTTCGCGATCATGATGTGATCTGACCAGTCGACATCATTGAGCTCCGACGCGACAGCCTCCGTGATGATCTCGTTCAGGTGATCCTGAACCTGTGTTGAGATATCGAGATCTTCTAGCTCTGACTCAACTTCACGCGACACTTCTACCGCTATTTGATCCCGCACCGTATCGTCCAGCCTCGACAGCGCCGCCTCGATCTCCGATAGCCGCGAAGCCATCTTGTCGAGTTGAAATTCGACCTCACGAGAGACTCGTTCCTCCATTTGGTCTAATACCGTATCGTCGCGTTTAGACAGCGCCGCCTCGATCTCCGCTAGCCGCGAAGCCACCGCTTTGAGCTCTTCTTGCTGTGCTGTTGCGAGGTTCGCCAGGGCTTCGACCGGTGCCCGGAACAGTTCGACCAAAGCAGTCGGATGGACTAGTTCCTGCGAGTCAGGGTCGGTAGCGCCAGTGATCCTAGGTTCGTTGTCGGTCATGTGTTCGAGCTCCACTTGATTTTATCGATTAGTTCTTCCGTGTCGCTGCCCAGTATATCACTTTTTTCCCAAAGCGCAATAGCCCTACCGCCGCGCTCCTGCTCGAGAGCCGATCACCTACCGCCGCGCTCCTGCTCGAGAGCCGATCACCTACCGCCGCCGCCGTCGCGCTCCTACTCGAACGCAGATCACCTACCGCCGCCGTCGCGCTCCTACTCGAACACCGATCACCCACCGCCGCCGCCGCCGCGCTCACCACTACTCGAGAGCCGATCACTACTCCCGACTCCGGGTTTTCTCGAGCACCACCTCCAGCCAACCCGATCCGCTTCTCCTCCTCCCCTCTCGTGTAACGGTCCTCTTCACTCTTACTGCAGTTAGCTATAGGTCTACAGCATGGCGTGGCCTGAGAGAGGCAGCGAGAGGTCGACAGGCATGGTTAGGCGACACCGCCAGGAACTACCAGGGCTATAGCAGTTCCCAGGAAAATCTTAAATAGAAGGAAAAGAAAATTCGTCCCTCATTTTCCCAAAAGTATAAATAAGTTACGATGTCACTTCTACTTCCACTACTACTACTACATACCCAGTCACGCAATGTCAGTATTTTTAACCGAATGGAGCACTGTCCTTATGGTAGAGTCCATGTCATGATAATAAAGGACGAGCCGACCCTTACTATGGTTCCCCGCGTGGATGGCCGTGGAGGGCACCGTGAGGGGGCTGGCAGGCCAAAGGGCACAACCGTGGCGAATGGTGCGAAAGTCCCGTACAACACGAGTGAGAAGATGGCATTGCTCTCCTTGTGGAAAGCGGAAGTAGGGAGACAGTTCCCGGCATTAGTCGCGGCCCAGTTAGCAGCAGCACAAGGCGTGACCCACATGCAGGCGCGTGATCCGCAGGGACGCTGGCAGACAGTGACAGATCCGAAGGTCATGACTGAGCGATTGAATGCGGGTGAGGAGTGCTACAGATTAACGGCAGTAGCTCCATCGGCCCCTATCCTGAAAGAAGTCATGGACCGCATGTTTGGTCAGTCGAGACAGAGTTTGGAGTTAGATGTGTCCCAGGCTCCAACGGAATTGAGCGATGAGGAACTCGCGTCAGGACTTTCGGTCTTGTTGGACAAGCTACAGGAGAAAGCCCAGTGATATCGTCCTGGGAAGGTGGTCAGGGGGAGGCGTATCCGGGTTCATGGCTGTTCGTGACAATGGCGACACTGGCCTGGACCTTGGGAACGCTGCTATGGAGAGTTGCGCTATGGCTGTATATGGTGGCGCGGATGGCCGTCGCATAGGAGAGCGGGACAATGTCCTGGACAATCCTGCTATGTCCTGCTGTACCATGCGAGAATCAATGCGAGAACAGGCGAGAATCAATGCGAGAACAGGCGAGAACAGGCGAGAACGGTCCTCGGTAGTACTCTAATATAATGTCCTCATTGACCATTGACGAGCGATTATCCCTGGACGCGCTCACGGCAGAAGCGAAAAGACGATCAGGGAGCCGATTTAACACGTTCTTTGCGGATGACGGCCCACTGGCGAGATCGGGATATCTGAAGCACCTGGATTTCTTCGCGGCGGGACACACCAAGGAACGGCTCTTCATGGCGGGGAACCGGATTGGGAAGTCTGAGGCGGGCGCGTATGAAGTCACCTGCCATTTAACGGGCCTCTATCCTCATTGGTGGCAAGGTCGACGATTCACGGAGCCGGTAGAATGCTGGGCGGTCGGGACCAATAGCCAGACGACGCGGGACATTGTCCAGGCTAAACTACTGGGCAGTGTGCATAATCCTGGAACTGGGATGGTGCCTGCTCATTTAATTGTCAAGACGATTACTGCACGAGGACTGGCGGGAGCCTTGGAAGGCGCTCATGTCAGACATGTGACGGGAGGGGTGAGCCTTATTGGGCTGAAGTCGTATGAGCAGGGTCGACAATCGTTTGAGGGGACATCAAAGCATGTCATTTGGTGCGATGAGGAACCCCCGGCCGACTGCTATACGGAGATGCTCTACCGGACAGTAACAACGAAGGGCATTGTCATGGTGACCTTTACGCCATTGCAGGGTATGAGCCAAGTCGTCAAAGGCTTCCTAGAACCTGAGACGCCGGAATCCGCTGAATTCAAGACGTTTGTCCAGGCTGGATGGAAGGATATTCCACACCTCGACCCAGAGGAGCAACGGGCTTTGATGGCGACGACGCCTCCGTACCAGATTGCAGCACGGACAGAAGGCGAACCGTCACTCGGGTCAGGCGCGATTTATCCGATTGCTGAGCGGGAGATTCTTACGCCGACTGCTGAGGTACCGGCAAGCTGGCCCCGCGTGTATGCGCTAGATGTCGGGTGGAACAGAACGGCCGTTATTTGGGGCGCGAAAGACCCAGCCTCTGGTCGCATTGTGCTTTATGATGAGCATTACCGTGGTCAAGGGGAACCCGCGAGCCATGCTGAAGCGATTAAGGCGAGAGGTGCGTGGATTCACGGAGTCATTGACCCTGCAAGTGCCGGAAGCAGTCAAGTGGATGGTCGGGCGCTGATTGATATCTATGGAAGATTGGGGCTACATTTAGAACCAGCGATCAATGCGGTCGAGTCTGGACTGACAGAGACATGGAACCTATTGGTATCGGGAAGACTTGTCGTCCAGGAACACTTGACCAATTGGCGAAGCGAGTTTCGCAAGTATCATAGAGATGAACAAGGTAAAATCGTGAAAGTAGCCGACCATTTAATGGATGCGACGAGGTATCTCGTCATGAGTGGGAGATCGACGATGAAAACGCCACCCCGCGAATACATCCCTGGCTCACATGCGAGAAGTATGGGTATTACTGACTGGATGTCCTCATGACCACTGATCTAGCGCAGGCACTCGACAGATTCAAACTAGGGGCCGATGCAAATGTCGAGCAACGGAATAGAGAAATAGATGCGCTACGCTTCCAAGTGCCTGACCTATGTTGGCCGGACGAGGTCAAGGATCAGAGGAAACCGCAGATTATTGGCGGGGTAGCGATTCCTCAACGACCGATGCTCTCGATCCCCAGCCTGGATCAGCCTATACAGCTAGTACTGAATTCGGAAAAGTCCGCCCATCTAGGAGTCAGCATCCATCCATTATCTGACGATGCCGAAGAAGACACGGCGGAGGTAATCCAAGGGTTATACCGGAGGATCGAAGTAGAGAGTCGAGCGTCACTTGCTAGAAGCTGGGCATTTGAGCGAGCAGTCAAGGCCGGTAGAGGGTATTACCGTGTGATGACGGAAAGTGACCCAGACAGCGATGACAGCTTCGATCAGCGGATTATGATCAAGCGCATCCTACAGCAAGCGAGTGTTGTGCTGGACCCATTCTCACAAGAACCAGATGGGTCAGACGGAGAGTGGGCCTTCCTTGTCAATGACATGCCCTGGGATACATACAAAAGGCGCTATCCCAATAGCAAGATGGCGAATTACTCGGAAGACGACCTTGATGCTGTCGGAATAACGACGCCAGAATGGATTTCGGGTGGAGAAGGCGCTGGAAGGGCCGTGCGAGTCGCTGAATACTACCGCATGGAATACGAGTCCAGCACGAGAGTCCTACTTGACGATGGAACGGACGCGGAGGAAGGCGATATCCCTGAAGGACGCACCGTACGGACTGGAGAGGAGGCTCGCAGCCGATCAGAGCGACTCCCGATTCTTCATTGGAGCACAATAAACGCGATTGAGGAGCTAGAGCCGAAACAGCAGATGGATGGTCGATATATACCGATTATCCCTGTTGTTGGGCGTGAGTTGATTCCTTTTGGGGACGAACGTCGTTGGGTCGGGATGATTGAGCCGAATAAGGATGCTGTACGTCTGCTGAATTACTCTGCAAGTAGCGCAGTGGAGATGGCAAGTCTGGAAAGCAAGGCTCCTTACACGATGGTAGAGGGACAAGAGGAAGGGCATGAGCAGGAATGGCAGCTTGCCAATGTGCGAAACTTCCCCTATCTGCGCTACCGGAATGTGTCCCTCAATGGATCGCCTGCCCCTCCGCCACAGCGAACTCAGATTGATACTTCTCGTCTGGGGCCAAGCATGTTGCTCTTACAGCAAGCGCGAGAGTTTATTCACCAAGGTACGGGTGCATATGAGAGCGCTTTAGGTCAACAGACGACTAGTGCGAAGTCCGGCAAGGCTATCCTCGCACTACAGAATCAGCACGAGTCTGGATCGAGCCATTTCATTGACAACCTGGCTGAGATCAGCATGACCTATGAAGCGAAGGTGGTGTTGGACCTCATACCTCATATCTATGACCGACCAGGTCGCATTGCGCGGATTCTCGATAAAGAAGATGAAATCAAGACGGTTATGCTGAATCAGCCGTTCACGATGAATCCCAAAACCAAGCGTCCACAATCTGTGCAGACGCCAAGTGGACCGCCTATGATGCCGGGTATGGCTGGGCCTCCTCCGCAGATGGCAGGACTTGGTGCGCCTCCACCACCTATGTCCCCTCCCGGTGGAATGGCACCGCTTTACGACGGACAAGGGCCAATGCCTGAAGGGCCGCACTTGATGCCAGGCCCAGGCGGTCCAACCCTTATGGGCGGTCCTCCTCCCCCTAAGTCCTCTTCGTCACAACCTACCCAGAACTTTGACCTTAATAAGGGTCGATATGGTGTCACCGTCAGTATTGGACGAAGCTATAAGAGCAGGCGAGACGAAGGCGCTGACGAGATGGGTCAACTCTTCCAGGCTAATCCGTCACTCTTCCCCATACTCGGAGACATTTACCTGAAGTTTAGGGATTTTCCAGGTCACTTGGAGGCGGCAGAGCGTGTGAAGAAACTCTTACCTGCTCCGCTACAGGCCAGTGATGGGGAGCCAGATCCAGAGCAGATGAAGCAGCAGCTTGAGGAATCTGGCCGTATGATTGAGCAATTAACTAAGGCTTTGGAAGAGAAGACCTGGGACGTAGATGTAGACCGACAGAAGCTAGAGATGCAGGCCGCTCAGTCGAAGGGTGACCAGGACTCCAAGGTTGAAATCGAGCGTATGCGTAATGAGACACAACTCGCAGTCACGGCCATGAAGATACGAGCGCACGAAGCTGGTGCTATCTTTGCGGCTGAAATCGATAGGGTCGGAACGGGAAGCGCCCATGAGTTTGACGCGACACAGCAAGAATCAAAGCAGCATCACTTACAGCAAATGGCTGCACAGAAGACTTCAGACGAGCAAGATAAAGCTGACATGACACATAGGCAGGGGCAGGATGCAATCGAGCGAGATGCCTTACGTGCGTTGCAATCGCAAGATGTCCCCCAGCAGGACATATCGGTATTGGAGGTCATTACACCGGAATTAGATATGCAACCGGACCCACCAGTGCCAACCCCTATTCCGATAACTGACATAGATGACGGGACATTGTAATGC